GATGTCAAAGCACTAGTTTCAAGCGATGCAGACTTATCCGAAGAATTTAAGGAAAAGGCTGCAACAGTTTTTGAAGCTGCTGTTAAGACTAGAATAAAAGAACAGGTAAAGGTACTAGAGGCTCAGTATGATGATAAACTTTCAGCTGAAAAAGAAACAGTAAAAGAAGCTATGGTCGAAAAAGTCGATTCATATCTAAACTATGTTGTTGAAGAATGGATGAAAGAGAATGAGTTAGCAGTAGAAAGAGGTATTCGTACCGAAATCGCTGAGGACTTCATCACTGGACTTAAATCTTTGTTTAAGGAACACTATATTGATGTTCCCGAAGAAAAGTACAATGTACTTGATGACTTAACAAACCAAACAAAAGAATTAGAAGCTAAACTTAATGAGCAGATTGAAAAGAATGTAAATCTGACTAAAGAAGTTTCTGAATCTCATAAAACACAAGCGATCTTAGATGTAACTGCTGATTTAGCAGAAACAGAAAAAGAGAAGTTTGTTTCTATGGCAGAAAATGTTGAGTATGATAGTGCTGAAAAATTTAGAGAGAAGTTAGAGACTATTAAAGAATCATACTTCCCTAAAGGAAAAACAGAAGTAGCAGAAGAAACACAATCTGTTGATTCTGTGGCGGCAAACGAACCTACTGATTTCTCAGCAGGTAAGTCGAATGCTATGGCTGCATATACGGCCGCAATATCGAAGAACCTTAAGGCGATAAAACTTTAATGTTCTTAATAACTGTAAATAATAACAAGGAGAGATAAAAATGTATCTTACTGAAAACTTACAAGAAAAGTGGCAGCCAGTCCTAGAACATCCCGATTTAAAACCAATCGAAGATGCTTATAAGAAAGCTGTTACAACTGTTATTCTTGAAAATCAAGAAAAAGCAACAAGAGAAGACCAAAGCTTTATGGCTGAGGCTGCTCCTGTAAACGCAACTGGTTCATCTGTGGATAACTTTGATCCCGTTTTAATATCACTAGTTAGAAGAGCAATGCCTAATCTTATTGCTTACGATATCTGTGGTGTTCAACCAATGACTGGTCCAACTGGTCTTATCTTCGCTATGAAGTCAAGATTTACTAACCAGACTGGTACTGAAGCATTATTTAACGAAGCAGATTCCGACTTTTCTGCTGAAGATGCTGCATCAAACACAGGTTCACCTGACACACATACAGGTTCTAACCCTGCTACACTAAACGATAGTCCTTCTGCTGGTTCTTATTTAACTGGTTCTGGAATGACTACTGCTCAGTCAGAAACACTAGGTGATGGTACTGATGAGTTTGCTGAAATGGCATTCTCAATCGACAAAGTAACTGTTACTGCAAAATCTAGAGCTCTAAAAGCAGAGTACACTATGGAACTTGCTCAAGACTTAAAAGCAATCCACGGTCTAGACGCAGAAACAGAACTTGCAAACATCCTATCAAGTGAGATTCTTGCTGAGATTAATAGAGAAGTTGTTAGAACTGTTTATATTACTGCAAAACCTGGTGCTCAAGTAAACACTACTACTGCTGGAATATTCGATCTTGATACCGACTCAAATGGTCGTTGGTCAGTTGAGAAGTTCAAAGGGCTTTTATATCAATTAGAGAGAGATGCTAACGCTATCGGTCAACAGACAAGAAGAGGCAAAGGGAACATGATTATTTGTTCTGCTGATGTTGCTTCTGCTTTACAAATGGCTGGTGTATTAGATTACGCTCCTGCTCTTAGCAATAACTTGAATGTTGATGATACTGGTAATACTTTTGCTGGTATACTTAACGGTAAATTCAAAGTGTATGTTGATCCATACTCAGCGAATGTATCTGCAAGTCAATTCTATGTTTGTGGTTATAAAGGTACTTCACCTTATGATTCAGGATTATTCTATTGCCCATATGTTCCACTACAAATGGTGAGAGCAGTTGGTCAAGATAGTTTCCAACCAAAAATCGGTTTCAAAACTAGATATGGTATGGTTGCTAATCCTTTCGCAACAAGTAACGGACTTGGCGCAGTAGATGTTTCAACACCTGCAGCTGGGGATCTGAACTTATACTACAGACGAGTTAAAGTTACAAACATTATGTAATTTCGACTTATCTCGAATATATAAAAGGGGGCGTTTATCGCCCCTTTTTTTTAGCCTACTTTTTACTCTTATAAATATTAGTATGACAGATATAAATGTATTTACTAGAGAGCCGTCTAAACAAGATTTTGCTAGTCCTGTTCAGTTTAGGTTTAAGATAACCAAACTGCCATTAGTTGAATATTTTGTACAGACAGCAAACATTCCAGGAATAACTTTAGGTGGCGCTACACAACCAACACCACTTGTTGATATACCAATACCAGGTGATAAGATAACTTATGCTTCTCTTGATATGTCATTTCTTGTTGATGAAAATTTAAATAACTATAAAGAGATACACGACTGGATGGTCGGTTTAGGTTTTCCTGATAATCATAAACAATTTCAAGACTTACAATCTACTGGTTCAGATAGATTTCCTGGGTCTAGTAGAAGTACAGCCGTAACAGGCACCTCTGTACCACAACCTTTAAATGAGGGTGGTATATATTCAGATGCTACTTTAACAGTATTGAATAGTAAGAATATTGCCAAAACTGAAATACGATTTAAAAATGTTTATCCGACTAGTTTGGGTAGTTTGAGTTATGATGTTAAACAATCAGATGTTGATTATCTAGTTGCTCCGATTAGTTTCAATTATACAAACTATGAAATAGTACAAATATCCTCTAGTTAATATTAATCCAAAATAAAATGGTCAAAAGCCTTGACATTTGTTCCAAAATATGATATAATACCACTATGACATTAGAAGAATTACAGCAACAGGTAGATAAAGATTTTAAGCTTGATGATACAGAGTTAGATGCTGAATCAATTAAGATACCTTTATTACATAACAAATATTTACAACACTTTAACAAGTTTTCTTTATTATTAAAGAAGGCAGAGTATGACCACAAATCAATGGTAAGAGAGAAGTGGGAATACTATACTGGCAAAGCAGATCAATCTGTATATGCACAGAAACCTTTTGATCTTAAAGTTCTAAAATCAGATGTTCATATCTATATGGATTCAGATGAAGATTTACAAAAGGCAGACCAAAAAGCAGCCTATCTTAATCAAGTAGTTAAGTATCTTGAACAAGTTTTAAGAAGCATAAACAATAGAACATTTTTAATTAAGAACGCAATAGAATGGAAGAAGTTCACAAGTGGAGCAATCTAGTTGGCCTGCTTGTGTAGGTCTATCAAAAATAGGTAAATACGGAAGAGTACACACAGTATGGAACGATATGAAAAATAGTTTTCAACCTACACCGTGGTACATGAGACTAATACCCATGAAATATATTAAGTGGGATAGAAACGGGAGTTATTTATTTTATGGAACATCAAAAAATATTCGCAACTAATCTATTTTTAATAGATGATTTTATACCAGAAAAAGACACCCAAGGTATGAAAGATTACATTGGTAATCTATGGAAGAACAGAGACTATGATGATAACTGGCAAACTAAATCAGCCAATCTTCACAAACAATCAATGTTTTACAATTTCTCAAAGGCAGTTTTAGATACAAGTAAACAGATAATTAAAAAACTAGACTATGATGTTGATGATATTATAATAACAGATATGTGGGCAAATGTTTTAAAAAGTAATGAACATCATCCAACGCATACTCATTCAAACAATTTTTTAAGTGGTACTTATTACTTACATTCAGATCAAGGTGCAAGTATAGTTTTTCATGACCCACGACCTGCAGCTGATGTGATTGTACCTAGAAAAAAAGAAACTACAGTAAACAATGCAAGTCTACTAAGTTATGCTTCTAAACAAAATAGAGCAGTATTTTTTCCGTCTTGGTTACCACATTGGGTTCAACAAAATAAGTCTAATAATAAACGCATAAGTATAGCGTGGAATATACAAATTAAAGGACAAGTAGGAGAACATCATGAATTCCAATCAGCAAATTTCTGATTATATTTTTTTTTATCCAGACGCTATAGATACAGAAACCTGTAATTTAATAAT